GAAATGGAAAGTTACTCCCGCCAGAGTTATGCGAAGTAATAGACGGAGAGGCTTACTTTAGAGGAGAGAAAGTATAGGGAGATAATGAGCGACCCGATTGAGACTACACGGGCGGCACTAGGTGGTATAAAAGAAGCAGTCAAGGTCGGGCGCGAGATAAAAGAAACCGCTAAGGAGGTCAACACCTTCTTAGACGAGGAAGCAAAAGCCCGAGTTGCTTGGAAGCGCAAGCAACAACAGATGATGCGCCGTGGCGACATGGTGTGGATGGAAGCAATAGACGAGTACCGGATCATCCGACAGATCCGCGAAGCAGAGCAGGCCATGTACCGCGATGTTGAGCGTGAGTTTGGCAGATCTGCTGTCAGCGAAGTCAAATCACTTATAAACCAATTAAGAAAAGACCATCGGGAGTTAAACGATGAGTTCTACCGCAACCGTATGCAAGCCCGCAGGGAATGGGGAGGACTTCTTCTTGTTTCTGCAATCGTTTATGGAATTCTCAAAGCAACTGGAGCTATGTAATGCTATCCTTACTCTCTACCCTTGGCGGGTTGTTAATCTCTGGCTTACCGAAAGTTTTAGACTTCTTTCAGAACAAAGCCGATCAATCTCACGAGTTAGCCCTTGCCCGACTGCAAAATGAAATGCAATTGCAGATGGCCGCGCAGGGTTTCGCAGCGCAAGCCAAGATAGAGGAAATCCGCACCGATCAGGTTGCTATGCAGTCTGAGGCAAAGATGACCGAAGCCGCCCTAGACCACGACAAAAAGGTCTTGGATAAGGCTAGCAAGTGGGCGGTCAATTATGTGGCTACCGTCCGTCCTACTGTTACCTACCTGTTCGTACTTGAGTTGTTTTTGGTTAATATTGCGCTTTGCTATTTCTTGCTATTCAAGCAGGGTCTAGGAGCCATGTCTGTTGACCAATTCATTACGGCGACCAATACCATTTTTTCGGATGATGAGATGGCCATGCTAGGTGGAATTTTGGGCTACTGGTTCGGAAGTAGAGGCTGGTCCAAGAAATGAAAGAGTTTATTGACCTATTTACCGCCTACCCCGTCTGGACGAGTATCGGTATCGCCTGCGGTATAAACTATGTTTTCTTGGTGGTGACTAGAGTTCTAGAGTTATGAAAACCTCTGAAAAAGGTATCCACCTGATGCACCAGTTTGAGGGGTATCGTGACAAGCCGTATAAATGTACAGCTTTTTGCTGGACCGTGGGCTGGGGCCACCTTATGTATAACGAGCAATTAAAATTGCCAATTGTGCGTAAGGACGGATATATGGGGATGATACGAAATGAATTTCCGCTCAAAGAAGAGGACAACAGGGTTTGGTCGCGCGACGAACTGGAAAAAATTTTCGTTGCTGATCTCGTTTCTTTTGAGCGTGGCGTTCTTCGACTTGCTCCTAATCTTGTTGGTAATCAGCCGCTCTTCGACGCTTGCGTCGCTCTGGCCTTTAACATAGGCGTAGGTGGGTTTCAAAGGTCTACCCTGCGTCAGCGCATACTCAGAAATGAGTCGCCAGAAACAATTGCCGACGGTTTTATGCAGTACGTCAACAGCGGAGGAAAGGTAACTCCCGGTCTTGTGCGCCGCCGCAAAGCAGAGGTCGCGCTATTTCTGAACCAGTCCTAAAATTTTGGCTTTTAAGAGGTCGGTAGCCTCTACCCCATGTCGGTGTTCAAATTCTTCTAGGAACCGCCTACGGGCCAATTTTGTGGGTTTTGCGAGGATGTATTTGGCAAGGTTCTCCATCCTCATCTCAGAGTCCTGCCTACACCACTCCATAAGCTCCTCTCGCGTTGCAACAAACTCACCTGTGCCTAGCAAACTCTCGGTGTAGTTGCTTTCTGGCTTTGGAGACGGCGGCGATGGCATCTTTCTTACGCTCAAACGTGCCTAAGTGTACCCTCTTGTGGTTGGCGCAGATATGGGCCTCATAGTGCCCGCTAGGACGCTTGTAGACCCCCTTCGTATTCGTTGTGGTGGGCAGCTTGCGGCGGGAGTTCCAGCGGTTCTCCATCTGCGTGGCTGGCCGTAGGTTGGACATCCGGTTATCTGCTGGGTTTCCGTTCTTGTGGTCCAAAGCCTCGGGTAGCCAGCCCCGGTGGTAAAGCCAGACCAATCGGTGAGCCATGTAATATTTCTTGGCAATCCCGATCCTGATGTAGCCCCGTTTGTTAGGCGAGCCAGCAGGTTTTAGGGCATACCTACGATTCCACATTACATAGGCTGAGTATTTCTTAAACGCCTCCAGCGGTCTGGGTTTCCAGTAAAGACGACCTCTGTTGTAAAAAAACAACAACCTCAGAGTTTCCTGCTTCACTCTTGGATTTCGGGCTTTCCAAGTCTCTGTTGGGACATTTCAAACTGCTGGATGATCTTGAGCATATCGGGCGGTCTCCAGCCAGAGGGTTTCAGAATCTTCCCGTTGTCGTCACGCATCACCGTACCTAGTTGCGGGTCAATCTTCTTCAGATTCGTGATCGTCACCTCATCCCACCCCCAATCTATCGGCAGGTCCATGACCCTTGCCAGACCCACCAAAACCCAGATCGAGTCACAAATCGCATCCAAAGCATCTGCTTTGGCAATTTGCTCGTCTTGCTTGCTCTCGGCGCAATGGTAAGAAGCCATCGCCTCTTCGAGCTCTCCGATCTCTTCCCGCACCAAGTCTAGATACAGACTTACACGCTTTGAGTCTGGGCTATGCCCGGCTGCTTTTAGGAAGGCATCTACATCATAAAATATGCTCATTTCATCCCCATTTGCTTTCGGTAGGTGTGCATAAGATTACCAGTCAGTTCGTCTAACTTTTCCTGCTGCTCTGTTAGGACATCCTTTAGCGACCAAAGAATCGCAGAAACGCTAGTGGTGTCGCGCTCGGCTAACAACTCAAGTATTGCAATCGGAGCAGACAGATCAATGGATATTTCTTCTACGATTTGCCCAGCCTTGTAAGATGTCAGTTCAGAACGGGAGGTCATCTGGAGCCCCGGCGTTACTTTGGTTTTTATTTTTTGGTTCAAAAAACTTAATCCAACCGTCAAACGCAACTGGAATCACATCTAGCTTTAGACTTAATTTTCCGTCTTTTTCAATAACACGCCCAACCGTTGTCCATTGCGCTTTTTCCTGCCCGTTTTTATCCGTGTAGGTTCCTGTTGCTACAACTGCATCATATTTAACGCCCATTTTTATTCCTCACTCGGTAAGCGGCAAAGTGTTTGCCATTTTTGTGGACCATCTTTTTGTTTACTGTGTAACCCTCGCGCTTTAGGTCCAAGACTCTCGCGGCCAGCCGCAAGCACCCGCATCCTAAATACGCATCCAGCGGCGTGATCCATCTCCGCTTTCCCTCCTTCAAAACCCACTCAGCTTGCGTCATCTTGCCTCCATGTATAGACCGACGTTGCCTAGGCTATAACCCAGAAAAGCAATGCCCAAACCCCAATTACCCCGAGCAAACAAGTCCACCGCACAAATAAGGTATACAATTCCGACCCCCGCTATCAGCCACGCCGCCATTCTGACCACACCGTGTAGGTTACTAAAACGGCCATAAACAAAAGAAACTTGGCCGGGCCTAGAGAATCCCAATCCACCACAAAAACCGTAAAGTTCATGCTGCCTCCTTTTCTACGTCCTGCAAAAACTTATGAATAGACTCTAATAATTCGTCTATCTCTTTTTGTTTTGGTTCGTAGCGCACGATAAAGAGTTGCTTAGACTCTCGAACCCGGTTGTCAAAGCTCACGAAATCAACCCACTTCCTGCCCGTGCAGAGCAGTTGGCAGATCATCTGTCGCTTGTATTTGGTAGGGACTTTGCCTTCGCTTCTGTATCGGAGATGTGTAGACGTTCTTGGGCACTTGATCTCGATGAGACCTTCATCCCCGACCAGTCCATCAGGAGAAGCGCCAAATTTGATTTCTGGGTGGAGCCAGAATCCAGTTTGGGTGACAAAATTCCCGGTATGGGCTTCATAGGCGGCACGGGCAATAGGCTCCATTTCGGTTCCACGTTCCATGTCCGCAGAGACAAACGAGTCCTCTACGTTTCCGGTTTCCCGTTCCGCTACCAGTTGCCATAGGTAGTTTTGATAGGCCGCCGTGGTTTCGGCAGCACAGGCATCATTCGCTCGTGACGCAGTTAGACATCCAAGTCGCGCCTGTAACCACTCTGGCGTCCCTTGTTTGATTTCTGTTGAGTTCATCGCTCAACCTCCTCTTTGCTGTACTAAGTTCTAATTCAAGCCTGTCAACCGACATCCGCAGTCTTTGTGCCACGGTATGTTGTAAGTGATACGGGTACATTATATAACGTGCTTTTAATACTTTGCGGTACTTTTTTTGTAGTTTTCTGACCGCTTGTTCAATTACTTCCCCGTCGATCATGTCGGGTTCAAGTCTCGGCTCTTCGCCCTCCCAGACGTCTTCGGATTCGTAGTTACCCTCAAGGGATTTAGCGCGGGTAGGAACCTCTGGTCCAATGTGGCCCCAAGCGCACCACCACGCCCAATTGCGTAGCCTGTTTTCTAAGTTTTCTTGAACCATAACTCGTAAAGCTCTGGCCGATGCTCCTTGATTATTGGCTTTGCGGATTCTATAAGATTTGTTGCGTCAAAACCACAAGTCTGGCTTCCAACGTGGTGGACGTAGGCTCGGCTCACCCAATGGGTTAGCCCTTTCTTAACCATGTCTGAGCATTGCACATCGTCCGAGTACCAATTCAGGGGCAAGAAATCCACCCACGCCTCCTTGGAAATCCAAGCGCAGATCGGGGCGATTACGTCGGTCTTAATTAGGTCGTTCTCGGTCTCCCAGCGGAACCACCGCAACTTCCCGTTCCCAACTCTGATATTCTGCGGGACGCGGGCATAATCAGATCGGCAGGCGACCCAACCGAGGGGGATATTTTCGCCTTTAAGTCTAGAAACGTCCTCAGATAGCGTCTGCCATGTCGTAGGTGTAAAGACAATATCGTCGTTACAGACCACGATTTCGTCATGCTTTTGGAAGGCCAGCTTACAGACTTCGTTATAAGCCTCCCCAAAGTTCTTCCCCGTGTTCTCCATCAGGATCGTCTGGTGGCGGGGGAAAATCATCTTGCAGCCAGATAGGTAGATCGGGATGTCTTTAGGGACGTACTCCGTAATGCTCGCTGCCATAGTTACAAGACACTTGGCATTTACGGTTGCTATGACGATTGCTTGCACAGTTCTAAAACCTCCTCTAGTAGCTCTTCTTCTGTAAACCCGTAGTGCTTAGGAAACCCCTTGGTTCCTAGTCCATGAACTCCAGTCTTGCCTCGATGGTGCTCGAAACAAAGGGGAATCGCATGGTAA